TTAAATAGAGCTATACAAACAAATCAGATAGTTCTTGTAGAGGGTGTGATTGATGCACTAACAATTGGAGAAAGTGGCATTGCTTCCTTTGGTAAAAAAGTAACCACTGAACAAATAGATATTATCACGGAAAATATACACCCGAATCAAACTATTTACATTATGCTTGACGATGATGCAAGAACAGAAATGAACCAGTTAACTAAAGAAATACATAAGCAACATGAAGAAACCTATATTGTAATGAATGGAACAGGAAAAGACCCCAATGATATGGGACAAGAAGAAACATGGAATAAAATTCTACATAATAGTGTTAAGGCTTCGCAAGAAGGGCTTCTATTATTTAATTTAACATAAGGAAGGAAGGAAACATTTTGGATAGGAAACTGTATTTAGGAGATTGCGTAAATGTACTATATAATGAAGTGGAAGATTCTAGCATTGATATGACGGTTACAAGTCCTCCGTATGATAACTTGAGAGACTACGGAGGACATGATACCCCTGATATAGATAAAGCAATTGAACAATTATATAGAGTAACCAAACAAGGAGGGGTTGTTGTTTGGATAATAGCTGACCAAGTTAAAAATGGTAGCGAATCAGGAACCTCTTTTAAACAAGCTTTAAAATTCATGGATGCAGGTTTTCGATTACACGACACAATGATTTGGTTAAAGGATACAAGTGCTTTTCCAGAAAGAGTTAGATATAGTCAAGTATTCGAATATATGTTTGTTTTCAGTAAAGGAAAGCCAAAAACATTTAACCCTATTAAAGATAGACCTAATAAGTATGCAGGAACGAATATTCATGGTACATACAGAAATAAAGATGGTTCAGTAACAAAAAGAAATGAAGAATGGAATAAGACTGTGGTTAATGAATATGGAAACAGATTTAATGTATGGAAGAATCCAACAGAGAAGAAAAATAAGACTGGACATCCTGCGGTGTTTCCTTTAAAATTAGTAAAGGACCATATTATCTCTTGGAGTAATGAAGGGGATATCATATTAGACCCATTTATGGGCTCTGGTACAACAGGCGTAGCCTCAAAAGAATTGAATAGAGAATTTACAGGTATAGAAATAGATAAAAATTACTTCAATATAGCAGAAGAAAGAGTAAATAATACTAAATAATACTAAATAAGGAGAGAAATAAAATGACAGAACTAATTGTATTTACAAACACAGGAGCTACGTTTAAGTTTGGAAATGTTGAGAATTTTGAGTACACAACAAAAGGTTTTAAATTTCAATATCTAGGTGTATCAACGGGTGTCAAACGAACAGCTAACTTTGATAACACGAGTACTGTTGGGTACGCAATTACACAAAAAGGAGAAAAATAAAATGACAAACCAAGCAAATGTTAACATCAAATTAGATACAGAGTTCAATAAACCATCACAGGGGTACAACGGAGACTTCGCTCATGATTTATACACGAAGGAAGATGTATTAGTCCTACCAGATATGATTGGTGCAACAGTTGTGTCAACAGGCATACATACAGAGTTTGATGAGGAAAAATATGGAATGGTTGTATCACCAAGGTCGAGTATTAGTAAATTACCAATTAGTATGGCAAACAGTATTGGAATTGTTGAAGGAACATACCGAGGAGACATTGGAATCCCTGTAAGAAACACCTTAAGTACCTTCTCATTAGATGTTATGGATTTCGCTTTACAATATAATGAAGAAACAAAAGAAATCGGTAGAATTAGCATTGAAGAGTTAGAAGAAAACTATCCTGAACTATTAGCAGAAACACAACAAGCATATATAGAAAACTATAGAATACTACGAAAAACAGAAAAGTTATTATATGGACAGTTGCCTACTGGAACTTTGTTTATTCCAAAAGGAACTCGGATTGCCCAAGCGTTCTTAGTACCTAAAATAGATATCAATTGGAATGAAGTCAATGAACTATCTGATTCTGAAAGAGGAGAAAGAGGATTTGGTAGTACAGGGTCAAAAAGGAAATAAGAACAAAAACCCACAAGGTAGTGGTGTTAATCAAAAGTGTGATATAATGAAATAAAGAATGTTAGGAGGATATATAATGGCAGAAGAAACTGAAATGAGTGCTTTAGGATATATTACAGCTGTCGAATATGCCTATGGGAATGAAGATTATGAACGAGTTAACCAACTAAAAGAAACAGTTGGAAATAGAACTGTGACTTTAGCTGAAGTAGAAGACTTAATTAGTCATAATTTTCAAAGGCTTGCTACTTACTATTTAGCTATTGAACAGCAATCCAATTCACGTTTTGATACCCTTGTCGAGTTACTTGAATCAAGAGGTATTATTAACGAGGAAGAAGCAATAAGCATTATCCAAGAAGACGAAAACTTTAATAACTAAAAGGAGATTTTATATATGTCAAACAAACATCAAAAACACGCAAAATTCGTAGAACCATTAACATCAGAGCAAATGGAAACATGGAGTCGATTTATTTCTGGAAGTCAAACAGATAAAGAATCAGAAAACATAGCAGAAGAATTACAAGAACGGGTTGTAAACCTTGCAGACATTACTTCTTTTGTAAACTTCATGATTAAGGTTAACCAACAGTATACGATGGACTTATTAAAACAAGTAGAAGTCATGAAATTTATTGTCCGTAATGAATTAGATTTATCACAAGAAGAATTAAACAAATACGAGGATGACTTTAATAAACAAGCAAGCCAAAACCTCGAGGCTATTTCTCAACTTGATGATGATAAACTAAGAGAATTAACAGGAAAAGAACCAAGTGAAATTACAGGAGAAGAATTTAGCCAACTTTTACAGAACATAGACTTTAATGAGTTAACAGGTGAGGAACAAAAGTCTGAATCTGATGAGGATGATGTACATAATGAATAAAGATAGGATTGGAGACCGAAAATTTATCTTAACTCAAGATGAATTAGAACAACTACTTATTAACCAAGAAATTTTAATGCAAATGTTGGAAACTGAGGGTGAAACAGAAGAAACAATCGAAGTAGAATTTGATATGGAGCATATTGAAATGGCTTTGGATTCATTTTCCGAAGTCGTTAACCCTTCGATACAGTTACGTGGAGACGGATTTAAAATGCAACTTACAAAATAATAATTAAATAGGTAAAACAACAAAGAGGAAGGAGGGTGATATTCCATTGGTAAAAAACAGCAAAGACAAAGGCAATAGATATGAGAGACTTATAGCCAAGGAAATGGGAAAATACTGGGGAGCTGTGTTTAACCGTTCGCCAGGGAGTGGTAGCTACCGAGGATCAAGAGAACATGAATTAACAGGAGACTTAGTCACAGATCCAGCGGATAAGTTTCCCTTCTCTTTAGAGGCAAAGAACAGACAAACAGGTAACTGGACGTTAGAGTCAGTGGTATTAAATAAACATGATGTTAAAAATTGGTATGCTCAATCAGTCAATGATGCGAGGAGAGCAGGACTTGTTCCAATGCTTGTGTTTACCAGAAATTATGCTGATGACTTTGTAATGATTCCTTATGAAGCAGATACGTTTTCGAAAATATTAAACAACAAATATCCGATTATGGCTACTGTTGTCACATATATAGATGAGATAAAGGACACAGAGCACTCCTACCTTGTACAAGTAACCACGTTAGATGGGTTCAGGTCCTTAGATAAGAACCATTACATAGATACCTTTTATAAAAATGATGACTGGGAAAAAACAGAAATCACACTACAAAGTGAAGATAACAGAACAGTATCCGAACAAGCAACGAGTATTTTAGATATTATGTTTAATGATGATGACTAAATAGGTAGATAGATGAACGAACACAGGCTAACAGACAAGGAGACTTACATGACGGATGTAGAGACAGAGGTAGATGTACGAGAGCTTTATGCGGTTGACACGAATATTTTGCTAGACAATCCCGAGGTTGTATTTGAGAAAGATGTAGTTGTCTTCCCGATTATACTAAGAGAACTCGAATCTCTCGAACGTAAGAAGGGAGACAAACAACTCCAGTATAAAATACGACAAGCCAAAAGAGCTATTAATTCCCCTGCTTCAAGAGCAGTGTTAACAACTACAGGGACAGATGAAGAAATAGAAACTACTGTCCCTCACGGATACTCTGTTACTTATGGAGACAACATTCTATTAGCTGAGGTTCAACGATATAAAGAACAAACAAATATTGATATTCAATTACTGACAAATGATATCTTGTTGGGGATGAAAGCTGAATCGTATGGAATTAACGTACATAATACAGATAAGGGAACCTTTGAGAATCGTAAAGGGGTTGAAGATTTTTACTATAATCCTGAGAACCAAGAACATCAAGAAATTCTTAGTAAGATAGAAGAATTAACAAATACAACGATTGCTTATAACCCTCCTGAGTTTAACCTAGAAGAAAATGAATATTTAGTTGTTTGGGATGTTTCTCAACCCACATATAAGAGAGACCGTTTTGGTAGTAAAGTTCCCACTGGAAACTATAAAGAGATTGGAACGTTTAAATATGATGGAATAAATCTTAAGAGGATTAAATATCATAATTTAAATAGCAATCATTTTGGAACAGTTAAACCAAGAAATACAAAACAGCGGTTAGCCTTTGACTTAATGCAAGATGATGATACGACAATAAAACTTTTAACAGCCCCGCAAGGAGCTGGGAAAGACCTCATTGGATTGACCCATGCTTTAGAGTATGTTGAATCAGAAAAATTCGACCGTATTGTCTGGATTCGAAATAATACGGACTTAGAAGGAACAAAAGATATTGGGGCGTTACCTAATTCCTTAGAAGACAAATTAAAACCATTCGTTCTTCCTCTTAGTGATATCATGGGTGGAGGAGAATATGTGATTGATAATCTTATTGAAGAAAACAAATTAGAGATTGTTCATTTAGGATTTGCTAGAGGACGAAACTTTAATAACAGTATTATATATGTAACAGAAGCACAAAACTTAGACCCTAATCATGCAAAACTCCTTGTAGGTCGAGTTGGAGAAGGAAGTATCATTATGTTGAATGGAGACATTGAACAAGCAGATAAAGACCGCTTAAAGAATAATAATGCCATTCATCGACTCCAAAACTTAGTTGGAGAACACCGATTCGGACAAGTAGAACTGGACTTAGTTGAAAGATCAGAAACAGCACGATTGAATGAATTATTATAAAATTGAAATTAACCCTTGTTTTTAATGGGAAATTAATATAGTATGAATAGTGTAGTAAAATGTAAACTAAACTATTGGAGGAATATATACATATGCAGAAGAAGGAATTAAGACCTTATGTAACATTACCAGGAGTTGTTTTTAATGATGAATCAAATGAGTATGAAGATGTTGAAAGACGATTTACTATTGATGAGACTAAACACGCTTCAAAGGCTTTAGGAAACCTTTTAGATTTTATCCAAGGGACTTCAACTGAAAGTTATGAAAACATGGTAAAAAAAGTAAAAACAATGTTTGATAACAAAGATGGAGACATAAGATTAAGAGAAATGAAGGATGAAATTTTATATCGTATGGATAACGCAGAGTCCTCTGAAGAACTAAAGAAAGCAGAGACTGAGTATGAAGCGTTGGATGATATCAGTGATTCATTGAGGTCTGTAATAGTTAATGAGTTTGGCTCCACTTATGATGATGAAGAGAATGAAGACGTCGATGATGACATTAACTATCAACTAGAAAAAATTTATGAGAATGATAGCGGCAAATCAGAAGTTGTTTCGAAAGTTATTGAACGTAATTTAGATAAAGCTCAAGAAGAATCGAGTCATTTAGACGAAGAAATGAAAAACCTTGAAGAAGGGTACAAACAACTGGCGAGAGAATCTGAGAGAGAACAAGAGAAAGAAGATGCGGTTAACTCACCTAGTCATTATACATATTTTTACTTGGAGTCAATTGACTTAATGGAGGCAAAATATGGAACTCGTGCGGTCATGGTATTCTGTATGTTAAACTCAGAAAAATATATTTTTAGAGCACCACATAAAAGGAAATATACAGAAGACATGGAAAAAGCCGAATGGTATACAAAGAAATATAAAGAGTTGTATAATAAAGTAGAAAAAGGAGAAGAAATTAAAGGAATAAGTTCAATGTTTACTTAGACACATATACTTTTTCTTCTAACAACCTAGTGTTCTTTTATTTATGATATAATAGGGATAACGAACCTATTTAAAAACTATAAATGAAAGGACACTTTTTATGTATATAAAAACAAACTCACAAGGGGTGAGACCATGGCGAAAAAGAAACACTTAAACATTGGGAACTCCAGTCGCTATTATAATGCTCACCTTTTAATGAGAAATGATATAGATGATAAAATTAAAGTAAGTAAACTAAACGAGAAAAATATTGAAGAAAACTTAGATATATTAAAAGATAAGTCAAAACGAGTACCATTAAAAGACGGAAAAGATTACATGGTATACCAAGAACGATTTAGTAATGATACCCTTATACAAAAGATTATTAATCATGGAGGTTCCGTCACCTATTACACAAACTCGATTATTCCATACCATGTAGTGAAGCAAATGTCTATGAATTTAAACAGTGAAGTCATTTATAAGATACGAGGGCAGTTTACACCAGAAGAACAAGAGAATGTTGAGTTAAGTTTTATGGCTACTCATGTTATCATAGACGTCCCTGTTGTAATCCCTGATATGAATCCTTATGATTTACTCTTCTCCTTACATGATTTAAAAACAAATGTAGATAAGGTCCATTTCTCATTTCCACCTCTCCATGAATCAGAGATGACAGATGAGAGACGACAATACTATGAGTATAAAAATGATAAATACTACATAAAACCGATTTACAAATTTGAATTCTTTAAATACATACAAAAGTCATTGAGTATATGGAAAATGCTAGTTGTGCTCATTTGCGAGAATCAAGAAGACTATAATTCAATGAAGGCACTATTAGACAAAGATCAGAATAAACGAAGTCCTTCTCGGAAGAAATCGGAGGCAAAATCATGAGCAAGAAACAATTAAACCGTTCAGATATTGCATCCCAGATAAGTATGTTAACAGGATTTACAAAGAAGGACATTCTTGAAGTGTTAGAAAATGAAGGTATCGTATATGAAGAAGCCATCAAACAAGGTTATTCAATAAAAAACCATAAGTTATTTAAACTGATATTAGAAAGAGAAGAAGAAAGAGATGCTTATGATGGTCTAAATAAGAGATACTTCAAACTTCCTGAACGGAATGTATTAAAAATGAAATCTTTGAGTCGTTTAGATGACTCCTTAAATGAATTAAATAAGAAAATAGATAATAAAGACGAAGATGAAGATGAAGATGAGTACAAGTATGAGTCAGAATAAGAGAGGAACCCGTTAGATAAGACATGAACTAATCATGAACTTAAAACTAATGGGTTTCTTTTTGTCTTTGACATCTTATTTTACTTATGATACAATAGAGTTATCATTAAGGGAAGGATGAATTAGATGGCAAAATACTTATTCACCATTGATTACATGCGTGTTAGTTACACAACAAGTCATAAAGATGGGTCCACCTCCTTAGATTTTAATAAGTCTGAAGCAGGGAAGATGCTACGGAAGAAGTTAAAAGAAGTAGGAATTGACCAAAAGGATGTAGAAACATCATTTGTTTACCGAAAAGTCCCTGAACCAAAGAATACAAATAAACAAGGGAATCCAATCAGTTACAAAGACCCAAAGTTAAAAGAAGCTCGACCTTTTATGGATGAACTTCAAGATAAAATCATTGAAGAAAAACCTGAGGTAGTTGTTCCAAATGGAAAACTTGGATGTAAAATGCTACTAGATAAAGTGGCGATCAGTAAACTTCGAGGAGTACCAGAACAGGTGACATTAGAGAATGATACGGATTCTCATACTTTTTGGGTGCTACCTATTTATTCTATGGAGTATATGATAGCGAGCCCAAATGTTGAATATGCGGTTAACTCAGACTTACAATTTTTAAAACAATATGATGAACAGGGAGAAGAAGCTTTTACCCCCTCAGAAGTACAGTATGAATATGTTGGTGATTTTAACCGAGTTAAAGAAATATTCAGTTATTTGAGAAGAGAGAAACCTGTTACTGCATGGGACTTGGAAACAAATACTTTAAGCGCTCACTTAGAAGGTGCTAAAGCCCTTGTGCTTACGTTGAGTTGGGAAGAACAACAAGGGGTAACGATTCCTTTAGAACACAAAGAGTCACCTTGGAATGACTCTCAGATACAACAGATACTTGAATATTTAGAAGAAATGTTAGCAGACCCCAGTCATTGGAAAGTATTTCAAGGAGGAAAATTTGATATACGATTCTTGATGGGTTGTTATGGTTTCAAAGAATTTGAGAGTAACATGGACACAAAGGTTGCTTACTATCTTACAGTGAATCAAGACGTGAAAACATCATTTAAGTTAACAGATTTAACCTATGAGTTCACAGACATGGGTGGTTACGATAGACCTTTAGAACAATTTAAGAATGATTACATAAAAGACTATAAGAAGGAACATAAGGAAAATCCAGTGAATGAAATTGATGGTTCGAACTTTAATTACAACTGGATTCCAATGGAAATTCTTCACCCTTATGCAGCAGGAGATGTTGATGCTACCATAAGAATTTATAATCAACTATGGAAAAAGGTTAAAACACGAGACAAATGGATTAAATTATTTACAGAACATTACCCAAGGTTAACACGAACATTAGCTAAAGTGGAACTAAATGGGTTAACAGTTGATTTAGAATACGCAGAAGACATGGATGTTGAATATGAGAAGGAAGAGGAAAGATTACTTAATTCGATAAGGGAGATACCATCCATCCAAGAATTAGAAGATGAACATAGACAACTTTATGAAGCTGGTCTAGAAGAAATGGAAAAACCAAAATCTGAAAGAGATGAAGGGGTAGCGAAGTTCCGTAATAAGTATAAGAATAAATTAGAGTTTAATCCAAATTCGTCAGAGGATAAAGGACGAGTGTTATATGATATTTTAGGTTTACGACTTCCTGTTAATAAATTTGTAGCTAAAGATGATGCGGTAAATAAACGATACAAGCCAGATAATATGAAATGGGATATGTATCGGTCAAACAAAGATGCATTAAATGAAATCGTAGACGGAGACTATCCTCAGGAAGCCAAGGATTTAGCTGGATTATTACTTCAACATTCTTCGATAAAAACAAGAAGAAACACTTATACGAAAAAATATCCAAAACTTGTAGATAAGAGAACGAATAAGATTCATGGAACCTTTAATGAGACAGGTACTGAAACATCAAGGCTTTCGTCTGCTAAGCCCAATATTCAAAATATACCTTCAGCGCACCAAGACGTAAACCGGTTTGATTATAATTACCCTGTTAAGCGTATGTTTGTTTCTCAATTTGAAGGAGGAGTTATTCAAAACTTTGACTACAGCGCTCTTGAGATTCGTATTTTGGCTTTAAGAGCGAATGATGAAACGATGATTCAATCTTTCTTAGATGGTGAGGACACACATAAACAAACAGCTTCTATTATATTTAACAAACCTCAAGAAGAGATAACAAAGGATGAACGTAGTGCTTCCAAGGCTGTGAGTTTTGGTATTGTTTATGGTAAGTCTATAAAAGGATTATCTGAAGACCTTGGTATTACTAAAGAGGAAGCAGAAGATATTCAGAATAGGTTTATGGCAACGAAACCAAATGTAAAGAAATTTATTGAAGATACGCATGAATTTTTAGAAGAAAATGGATTTGTTGAAACAATGCAAGGACACAGACGGAACATGAAAGATGTTTGGGGAGACAACTTTAATAGAAGTGAGGCTTTCCGACAGTCTGTAAACACAGTTATTCAAGGGTCGGGGTCTTACTTAACCAATACCGCAATGATACTAATTGCTGATTATTTGAGGATAAACAAAATGAAATCTGAATTAATAGCTACAGTACACGATAGTTTGGTATTAGATGTCCACCCAGATGAAATTACACATTTAGCTTACGTGGTTCCTTACATAATGGAACACCCTCTTATTGATTTCTTAAATATTGAGTGGAAAGGTGAAGAGGTACAGTTCCCTGTTTCTGCTGACGCTGAAATCGGTCTAAATTATAATGATATGGTTGAGTATGATAGAGAAGAATTTATGACCTTCCAATCCGCAGAAGGTTATATCAAGTATCACAGAGACCTCCAAAAGATTGAAGATTATTTCCAATCAGAGTTGATTCCAAAAGAAGCTTATGAACAAGGAACAGAAAGTGTAAAAGCTCAAAAACAATTATATCAAAATATTTAATAAAAGACTTGTAATTTTATGATAGTTATGGTATACTCTTTTTTAGGGAGGAGGAATATTCTATTGGAACTCAATGTTAACGATTTAGAATTTTTCAAGATTACAATCAAGAATGCTAGTGGTCAGATAGAGGAATTTAATATCAAAGACGAATTGACCATCAATGAATATGATTTAAATCAAATGATGTATGAGCAGCCAGCAAAGTATGCTTACTGGGGTTCGGTCTTAGAGAAATTCCGAGCTTACTTAGAATCTTCAGAGTTACAAGCAGAGGTTGAACATGCAAACCTGTATGAGGAAGCGGTCAATACTTTAAAGAACGAAGGAACAGCAAAACCTACGAAAGACCAAATTGAATCATGGATCATGAGACAAGAATCCTATATTCAATTGTTAGAACAAGTCAATGTCTATACTGGATTCGTAAAGAAATTAAATTATGTTGTGAAGTCGTTTGAACAACGAAAAGACATGTTAATACAAATTGCAACAGATGCTCGAAAAGAAAGAGAATACGAAAATAGTCTAAAACAAATTTAAATAAGTACTTGCAAAACAAATATAACTATGTTACAATAAGAAAGTACCATAAAATACATACATATTGAGAGGAATGGAATACACATATGAATTTCCAAGAACAGTTACAACAACAGCTAAACCAACTAGAAGATGGTGGAGTCAACTTTAACGACCAAGAAACAAAGAATCCATATAATGATTTGAAACATGACCAAATCCAATTGAAAGAAAACCCTTCTGAGGCTATCGTAAGAATTTTACCTCCAAAAGGTGATGAGTTCTTTGCTTCAGGTTTCCAAGAAATGTTTGTACAAGCACGAAACAAAAATGGCAAAGATTTAAATACATATTTGAACTTCCCTTTACAATTACAACCTAATGATAGTGAGTTAGACCAACAGTTGTTAGAGTGGATTAAAACAAAAGAGTTTCCAAACTCTAAAGGATACGGACCATCGAAACGATTTCTAATTAACGCTATTAAAGTAGCTCCAGATCCGAACACAGGACAGTTTGTTCATGAAACAGACCAACAAGGAAAACCTGTAGTTCGCACAATGAAATTACCTAAGACTGCGTATGATAAAATCATCACAGCTTTAGGAGACGAGATGACGAATCATGGGATTAATTCAGAGTATGGATTTATTAGTCCAGAGAAAGCTTATCCAGTGAAAGTATCACGAAGTAAATCATCTGAAGGACAAGTTCAGTATAATGTAGATGTTTACCAAAACATTGATTTAGGACCTGCTCCTATAGGTTGGGAGGAAGAACTTGAAGACTTAGATTATCAAGCAACACCTTCTGAAGAGTTAAATAAAGACTTCACGGATTATCTAAGAGCAGTTATTGGTGGATATGAAGAAGAATTTAATGCAAACCGTAAACAAAATAATGGTGGTAACCAAGGACGGGGACAAAAACAAAGTGGTGGACAACCAAACTTTAATCAATCCCCACCGTCTCAACAACCTCCAACTCAAAGTCAATCAGATTCAATTGGGAACATAACCCAAGATGCAAATGCTTTTGAAAGTAATCTACCAACTGGTATGCAAAATATGCCTAATCAAGGACAGCAACAATCACAACAACAAGCACCACCAGAACAACCGAATTTTAATCAAAATCAGCCGCCTAAACAGACGCCAAATCAAGTGCCAAATCAAAATAATCAACAACCAAATTTTGACCAAACACTAGAATATGATCAGGATACACCAATGCAAAGTAAAAATGAAACCAATAATGAAAATAGTAATCAAGGACAACAACCGATTCAAGATGTTGATGCATTCTTAGCTCAAGCAAAACAAAAACTAGGAGATATGTAAAAGTCAATATACAAAGTCCATATAAGGCTTTTATAGGGTCATAGAAAGGTTTTAAGGTTAAAGAGGGTAATTATCCATGTTACCCTCTAAAACCATTAATACAAGCAATGTGAAGACTATATGATGATTGAATAGGAGTGTACATAATGAGCGAGTCAAAAAGTGTTATTTCAGCGAAAATTGCAAAAGAAAATACAGAAGAATATAAAGAAATGAAAAAAGATGATGAATATTATAAAGAGTTGGACGACCATTTGAAATCACTGAATGAAGGTATTATGAAACTATCGAGTAAGGGCAAGAATGACATCATCCTTAAATTACGTGGTGGAAGTAAAAACGAAGAAATATTAAAAGAAGACATTAAGGATATCATAGAAGAAAAAGGGTATACGGTTGAAAATAGCGATGCCCCTGGAGGAATAAAAGCTATAAAAGTTTCTTGGTAAGGTATATAGAGGAGGAGTTTACATAAATGGCTAGAGCTAGACAAAGTCAAAAGAAAAAAGATGAAAGCATTGCGGACCTTGCACAAAGTGTAGGACTTACAATGATGACAGATACATCGGGGATAGATGTAAAGGATTGGCTTCCAACAGAGATTCCTCATTTAGATAGAATTTTAGGTGGAGGATTACCTTTTGGGCGAGTAACTTCGATGTATGGATTAAATTCAAGTGGTAAATCAGTTATGGCAGTACACTTAATAAAACAGGCACAGAAACTAAATATTCCTGTAATTATGATAGACGTTGAGGGAACGAGCTCAAGTAACAATATGAGACAACTAGGGGCAGACCCTGATAGTATCATTCATTTCCAACCTGAAGAAGGAGAACGAATGACTGTTGAAAAGGTTACAGATAAAGTAAAAGAAATCGTTAAAGTGTTTGGTAAGATAGAAAAACCAATACTTATGGTATGGGACTCAATTGCAGCAACTCCAGCCGAAGATGAATTAAAAGAAGGGTACAACCCAAACAGAATCGGTACTAAAGCATCTGCGATTACTAATATGACAACTCAAGTAGGACAAGCTATTAATCAAACAAACGTAGGTTTTGTCATTATCAATCAAGCGAGAGATGATATGAATGCAGGAGCGTTTATGGGACCACAACAAAAGTCTTCAGGAGGTCAAGCCCTAAAACACTTTGCTTCAATCAGACTAGAGGTAAAAAAAGGAAAACAAATTAAAGAGAAAACAGTTAATCCTGTAACAAATAAAGAAGAAGAAACATACATAGGACACATCTTTAGAGTTATTACAAAAAAATCAAAAGTATCAACTCCGAATCAAAAAGCTGAAATGTACCTGAT